CCATATTTTACTACTTGCATCTTTTTGATATGCATAAGTTTTAGGTGATCTTATAAGCTCACCATTATCATTTATTTCTACATAGCATTTTTTTTTACCCTTAATAGGAACTATATAAACTTTAATATTATTTTCTAAACACCAGGATTGTGCTTTTAAATATTTATTCATTCTGTGCCAGATATTATGTCTTTTTTGTTAGAATCCTCAACTAGCATTGCAAACCCTAAGAACAAATAGTTTAAAGCATCTGCATATCTACTATCTATTGGCTCAGCTTGATGCATATTAGGATCACCAGCATGGCTTAAAATGGCTTGTATGTGCTTATTAAAGAATACTGCCCAAACTTCCATAGGTTGTATGCCAATACTTTTTGCTGTTTGCTTAAAATTGTTTAATACATCAATACTTTTGTTTGTGTATTCTGGTTGCTTAGCATCCATTATATCTTTAGCTTTGTCTAAGATATATTGTCTAGTTTCAATAAATTCTTTTTGATTCATGTTATTTCTATGTTATTTTATGTTAATTTATGTTAAAATAATTCAACTTGTGTTATATCATTTTTATGTCTTATACCAAGTACAGTATCTAAAATTGTTTTACCAGCTTCATAATCAACAAGGTTTCTTGCTACTTTTTGTATACTTTGTTTGCCTTTATACTTTCTAAAATTGTAATCATGAAACTTAGACAAGGCATCTACTAAGTTTTTTGTTCTACTTAAATCTGGATTTTTTCTTTTACTTAAAATATTCGGTAAATTAAAATTTGTCCAATATAAATGTCTATTTCTTTTTTTTCCAGGTATAAGCATATCATAAAATGGAATTACATTTTCAATGCAATATTTTCCTTTATAATAATACTCTAAAAAAATAATTTCTTGATACAAAGCCATATCTGGGTATTTAGGTTTCCAATTTTCTCTAGTGTATTGGCTTATATTAATTCTCGAATGTGATGGACAAGGTGGTGAACTCCATATAAAATCAAATTCTTTATAATGATCTAATAAATATTGATGAGCATCATCAACAATAACTTTGTCATTTGGAAACCTCTCTTGATATAATCTAGCAAGTTCAGGATCCCACTCAACAGCTGTAATTTCATGTTCATTACCCCACTTGTATCGGTTGCCACCAAGACAAGCATATAAATTTAAAATCTTCATATTAATTATTTAAAATGGTACGTTATCTTTTATTACTTGTATTTTCTTTTCACCTTGATATATTTCTTTATAGATACCCCCATTATCAAAATCTGGAGCTATCTCAAAATCGCCTAGTTGCCCATTTTCTTTTCTTTTAACCTTTTCAACGTGCAACCTAACAACATCACTTTTATATTTTGTTTTCTGTCCTATGCATCTATAAGCAATTAAACCATTATATGCTTTGTTAAAAAAATCAGCTGAACCAGAAATATCATAAAGAGTTGGTTTTTTATAAACACCACCCTCACTTTCAATTTTTCTAGGGTGTGCCACTAAAAATAAATGGGTATTGGTTTGCTGACAAAACTGAGTTATCTGGCTTAATATTTTGCCTATATAACTATGATCTCTTTGAGCTGAATGATCTAACATATTCCAGGGATCAATAACACAAACATTAATTCCCTTTTGAAATACAAGCTCCCTGAATGAGTTTAGTATGCCTTTTAATGTTAAGTTTTCTAAGTCAATTTTAATCCAATAAAAATGATCCTCAATAAAATCTTTAGTATTGTTTAAATCATCACTAGTGCAATTCTTTTCATTTAATTTATTTGCTATACGTTTAATATGTCCCTCGTATGGAAACGACTCTGGTGAAAACATTGCACATCTAAAATCATGCTTAGTAGCTAAGTTGCAAAGTATTTGATCTAAAATGTCAGATTTTCCCGAGTTGGGTATGCCCGACAATACACTCCATTCCCCAAATGCTAACTTAAAGTAGTTATCAGATCCTGGCAAACCTATTGAATAATTAGTAATCCCATTCTCATTATAATTTAAAACATCTTGCCAAATATTATCAATATTTAAAACACCCTCTAGTGGAAAGTTCTTAGCTTCTTTAATTATGTTTCTAAGGGTTTCAGCTCCTTTGCTAATTAAAACCTCGTTAGCATCTTTATATTCGCCAAATTCAACATATTTACAACGATAGTTTCCAAATCTTCTAGCAAGTTCATTTCTTAATTGTAAACCAGCATCATCATTATCAGTACAAAGTATTATTTCTTTTTTATCTTTAAAATATTCATAACAATTATCCAAGTATTCTAATTTTTGTGATCCTTTGCTAGCACCATTTGGAACTGAACAAACCGAATACAATCCAGCTTCATGTAAACTTAATGCATCCATTTCACCCTCAACAATATAAACTCTATTTAATTCTTTTATATTATCAATACCATAAAATATAAGCTCAGCACCAGAAACTAATTTAAAATTCTTTTCGCCATCTCTATATTTAACATTTACAATTTCATTATCTCTGTAATAATTAAAATTTATACATCTTCTTTTAGCTTGCACTTGTGGCATATATTCAAGTGATTCGCCTATTTTCCAATGTATTAATGTGGGTTCTGTAATTCCTCTATTGCCAAACCATTTAATTACCCTTTCGGCAATGTTGGAATTTACTTTTGGTGGCAATACATATTCAACCTTTTGTTTAAACTTAATACCTACATTACCACCCCAGCCACAATGATGGCAATTATATAAACCCTCATCAATATTGACAGATAAACAATCATCAGTTTTGTTTTTACGTTTATGTGAGCATTGTGGGCATTTAGTTTTAACAGATCCAGTTGATCTTTTTAGGTTAATACCTAGAGCTAGTAAGTCATTATAGTGATTCATAAATAAAAATATTTTTTAAATATAGAAATTTATTTTAAATATTTAATAAAAATATTAATTCTTTTTTTGTTAATAGATTGCTTTTTTCAATAACATAGGATTTTACTTTAGTCATTCTTTTGTTACAATCTTGAAATATAATTTGATTTAAACTAAAACCCTCAAAAGTATAATTAGGATAATTACAAGTAAACAGAGCAAATATTTTACAATCTGTATTTGCATATTCTGGTATCATTAATGGGTGATCTTTTCTGTTTACTTTTACATCAACAGAATGTCCTAACCATTGGTGATCATAATCATCAGTTTTCATTACTTTACTAGTATTATGAATTTTAAAATCTGGATATAAATTATTTTCTCTAGCAAATATAAACTCACCACCAAAGCCAACTATATTTAACTCTAAATATGATTTTGGATTAACTGTTTTAAAACCATCCCAACCAGTTTTAATTTTATTGTTATGTCTTTGCTCAGCTGCTAAATAAACAATATCTTGTTCGTATTGATCTAATTTATATACTTTGCCTATTTTCATAATCCACAATATCCAGAATCACATTCATTAAAATCATCATCAAATAATGATGTTTGTTTAAAACTGTTTTTAATTTGTTTATAATTCATATTGTTTTTAAAAGTTCTAATATTATATCCAGTATCTTGTTCAGCATTCATAAACCATTCGTATTTATTTGGATGTTTATCTGACATATGTTTTAATAAAATTGGGGTTCTATGAAAACAACCTATACAGTTATTCATATAAGCAAATCTTACATTTTTATCTTTCCAAAAATTTTGAATCGTATCTTTATATATATTATCTTTTATTAATGGAAACATAGGTTTTTGCCATTCTATATTTGCCCATTTGTTTTGTGTTTTTCTTTTACCTACAATGGTTTTAAATGTTGAATTACCATTTTTATTAGTTTTTGAAAGCATTGTTTTTGCTCTGCTTTGTTCGTTAGCTCTAAAACCAATTCTTACTTCACAAACTTTATTTATATTTTCTCGCCACCAATTAAAAATAGGTTTTAATTTCATTTCAGTTGTACAAAACCTTTGCGTAACATTAGGTAAATACTTTTTATCCTTTCTTACGATAATTTCATCAAATGATTTACCAGTAACCCAATCAATCTTTTTACCAATGTATTGTTCTAAATCTAACATTGTATAAATAATCATATCATCTTCTAAAGTGCCTATAAACTCTGTTCCTAATCTATTTGAAACTTCTTGTCTTATTTTAGCATCTGGAAATAAACATTTTTTATCATCTGTTCTAACTAATGAAAAAACATTATAATCAGCTGGGTAATTTGCCGCTATATAACTAGATGTCTTACCACCACTTAAAGAATTTATTGTTTTCATTTAACAAAGTTTTTTAATTCCTCAATTTCATCTCTATTTAATATTTGAGATAAATTAAATTCATTTAGTTTATTAAATTTAGTTATTGCACCTAACCTTTCTGAACCATCTGGATCATTATATAATTTATATTCTTGTATGCCTTTTATTTTGTAGTAACATTTTGGCTTATTGTATTTTCTATTATTTTCAATAAACCGATGAATGTACATAATTCCATTTTTGTCATGGTTTCTAAGTTTTAATAATGTTAAAAAATTATTTTTCCAAAAATCAGATTCTCTAGCATTTTTAACAGCTAAATAAACCTCATCTAAACTATACTTGTCAATCCTAACACATCTATCTAAAACAATTTGCCAACTTTCAATTTGTGCATCAGTTTTTGGTTGGTATCTTTTATCAAATAATTTAACAAAGTGAGGGAATGCATTTTGCATTTTCTCAGTTTGTGTTATATTACTCTTTATATTGTTATCATTATATATAATATTACTTTGTGGTTCATTTTGCGGTTTCGGTTTTTGTGGTTCTGGTTTTTGAGTTTTTGGTTTTGCTTTAAGTATATAATTATAACCTTTAAACTTACCCTTGTCAGTTATTCTTTTCCTGACTAAATAACCAGCATCAATAAGCTCATTTAGTTTTCGACCAATAGCACCTTTTGATTCTTTAAAATGCCCACAAATAAATTGTATTGTTATTTCTTGTTCAGCTGTGTGAGAAAATAGATAAGCATACAAACCAGTAGCACCAACTGTAATATTTTTGTGCCTAAATATGGAGCTAGGTATAATAGTAAAGTAGTCAAACTTTTTAGGTTTTAAAATCTTATTGTATTTCATAAATAAGTCGCTAAGTAATAAAATTATTGTTTGTCAACCAAACCTTTTATCTCATCACAAAATGTTTTTAATTCTCTAAAAGTATCGAAAAACTGATTATAAGATATTTCATCTTCCTCATACATAAACCAAAGCAGCTCCATTAGCAAATCAAATTCTGCTTCACTAGCCACACCAATAAACTTATAATTGTATTTCATTTTATCAGTTGAGCTTTGTGTCCACCTTACTCGTTGTTCGACCTCTTCAAAATATATTTTTTTTGATTTAGCCATTTTTAATTTTTAAAATATTCATCTATTATTTCAATGCACTCATCCAAATTATTGCTCCAAATAGCCACCCAATTAGCATTATTAAGCTCTTTAAGCCATTTTTTCTGGTTTTCGGTAGGTTT